AGTGTTGGCACGCCGCATCGAGCCGACTTGGAAAACGGCATCTTCAGAAGCGACTCCGGCATCCGTCAGTTGTTTGAAAAGAGCTTGCTGCTGTGAATCGAAATTCGGGATGGCACTGGCGATCACCGGGCTGAACTCACTCTCCAACAGCTTTTTCCGTGAGAGAAACTGCGGTGTCTTGATCTGCCCTCGGTTGAGTTCCTCGGTCAGTGCGGCCAAGTCGCCCTTATACCTTTGCAGATCTTCTTTGTAGGTATTCGTGGTCCAGTTGTAGAAGTCATCTTGCGGGGCAGCTTGTGCGGCCGGAGCCTGTTGTGCTTGCGCTCGGGGTTCAGGCTGGCTCTCCGCAAAACGAACGACTGGGTTTTCCGACACCAGCGTCGGTTGCATTTCCTGCTCGGTCAGGCTCAAGGTTTGGGGTTCGTAGGCTGGGGCTTCGGGTAGATTCGTCAGCGGATTCGGTTTGCCTCCGGTGAAACTAGACATATCCGCCGCAGGAGCCGAAGCGCCCTCAAACTTTGCGGTAAGAGCGGCATACTCACTCTTTGGGATTTGCTCCCCTGGGGCATAGTTTTTCCCCGTGCGAGGATTCGGCTGCGAATAGATAAACTGTTTGAGATCATCCATAGCTTTAGATGGTCACCATCTCCTCTTGACTGGTTTGAGGTGCTGAAGTCCCGAACGGCCGGAAACGTGGTTGAGCCGGAGGCTGCTGTGCATTGGTAGCCGGAGCATTGTTACCGCCGCCACTACCACCAGTCAGCCCACTCATTTGAGAGCGGTGAACTTGCCTTTGTGCATCACGAGCCATGTCGAGCATCAAAGACTGACGCTCGACTTCGAACTGCATCTTATCCAACTCCAAGGCGGCTTTCTTTTGCGCTACGGGGAAAAGAAGCTGCTCAAGTTCAGCTTCCATCTGCAACTGATCTGCTTTCGCTTTCGTAAGACGAGACTCATTGAAAGCGTCGACAAACGTCTGCCCCGGATTCCAGTTCCAGGGCGGTGCGGTGTCGATCGGTCTGACAGGTTGGATGAAAGACGACATAAAATGTTAGCGCATCCCCGCCGGAACAGCGACAGGTCTGCTGCTGGCGCTGTAAGTGTTAGTGTTGTAAGTGCCACCAAATGAAGGTGTCCCTGTCCTATTTTTCCCAAAACCGCCGCCACTGAAATTCATATTCCCGAAAATGCTCCCCGCTAGTGAAGCTCCAGTGTTGGCCAGCGAACCCCACATCGCGTTATTTGAAGCGGTATTTTGTTGGTTGTTGAGTAAGTCCTGTTGTGCCGCCGCCGCCATTGTCCCTGCCGCGGCACCGCGGGCGCGGGTCATAGCGTCAAGCCGATCACGCTCGGCTTGAGCACGCAGATTAGCCGCGTTGGTCGACGCCGCAGAGGTCGTTCCGAATATATTACCGGCCACGTTGACATTGGTGCCGTAGAAATCCGACGAGGCGTTTACCGCGCTGCTATACATGTCACTCGACAACCCGATCCCCGTCTTGAACATCTGCTCTCCGAGCGCCGTGCGGGTGTTGAAAATATTGCCGACCGTCTGGTAGCGGTTACTGTAAATGTCGCCGAGATTGGACAGGTTTTCATTTAGCGCGGTTCCCGCGACATTGGTGCGAGTGCCGTAGATGTCCCGCGCCAACCCGACGGCCGCATCGCGACGGGATCCGACGTTGTCGGCCTGCGTCAGGAATCCGCGCTCCAAGGCACCGAACCTCTGGTTGCGATCGCTTTCGGCGGCTCGCAGTCCGGTGTCGAAAACACCTTGTCGGCGGGCGGAGTTTGTTTGCTGGGCACCCAAAGAAGTCGTCAGAGCCCCTTGCCGCCTTGCAAGTTCCGCATCGGAAGCGCGAAGCACAGAATCGTAAACACCCTGCCGTTGGTTGCGGTCGCTTTCTGCTCCCTTTAAAAAGCTATCCAGCCCAGCTTGCCGCTGGTTGCGGTCGATTTCAGCGGTCTGCATCTGTGAACCAAGTAGCGTGCGCCCTTGTTCACTTAACAGTGCATTGTTGTCGCGCATCAACGCTCCGGCATCAGATTGTAGACCTGCGACACGGGTGTTGTAGTTGAGCGTCCGCTGGGAATCGTTGAGTGCCGCCCCTTGGCGCTGGAGATCAAGCGAAGTCAGACCAAGATCACGCGCCGTTAGCCCTCGGCCCATCTCACTCGACGCCCCGAACCCACCCTGCAAAGCACGCATCGCGCTCGATCGGGACAGGCTCGCTTGCACATCAGCACCGATGCGCCCCTGCAACATCGCCGCGGCGTTCTCATCTGCCATCTGCGAAAGCTCCACGCCGCGAGGATCGGCGGTCGCTAACATATTGGCACGGGTCTGGACGGCGGCTTGGGAAAGCTGATCGGCCATTTGGGTGAATTGAAGAACTCGCGATGAGTCTGTAGACGTAGCTTGGCCCATCGTGCTCAAATACTGTTGTTGGGCTTGCGAGGCGCGATCGAGGAATAAGTCCCCGAGTGATTTTGACCCTGACTGAAAATCCTCAAGATCCTTGCGGAAACGGTCTCCGGCTGCGAGTGAATCACTGCGAAAAGTCTGGGCGTCGGTTCTTGCTTGATCGCCCAATGCTCCCGAATCCGCTTGGAACCGCTGAATGTCCGCTTGGTTTTCGCGGGTAAGCGCATCGGAATCTTCGCGGAAAGTCTTTCCGGCTTCGGCAAATCTGTCACCGAGCGCCCCAGTCTGGGACTGGAAATCTTGATTGAGACTCGCCGTGTCGGCATCAGCGCGGTCCAAAGCTACCCCAACCCGCTCCAGTGCCGCCTTCTCGATGTCTTGGACTTCGGTCTTGAACGCATTTAGCTGGGTTAAAGTGTCAGCCCGCGAACCGAGGTTTAGAACCTCAGTTCCAAAAGCGAGATCGTCGATAGCACGTTGAATGTCTTGAGCGAACGTGGCGGACCGCTCACTGGCCTGAGATTGAAGGATTTCGTTGGCCCGGTTGATTCGCTCGATCGCCTGTTTCTCTTGGTTGTTGGCGTCTTTGGCGTAAGCCGACCCAAGGCTGGCTACGTCGGTTTGGAGTTTGTTGGCAATACGGCCAACTTGAGAAATCAGGCGATTTCCATCGGCTCTAGTGTCGGCTATATACTGATCCATCTGGGCTTTGGAGATGCCGGACATACTTCCGCCCCCACCACCGCCCCCACCTCCAAAGGCCCCCAACGCCCCTGCGACTCCGACTCCGGCGCCGACGACGGTAGCTACTCCTGCGATAACCCCCATGCTCATACGAATGCCTCCTGTCTTTGATTGAGCAGCAATCTTTCATTTTCCGGACGGCAACTCAGCGCCTCCACCATTCGGGGATTTTCATGCTGCTCCGTCACACGATAAACAATCTCGTCAGGATCTTGCGCGTCACCTTCGTTAGCATGAAAAGTCGTCCAGACAGTGTCCTCATGGATAAGGAGGACCCGCCGAGTTCCAGGTTTGGTTATTCCGGTGTGCGGTGCACGATAAGTCACAGCGCCCTCGTCGAGGGACCAAACGGAAACCACGCCCTTGGAGATGACAAAGGGGTGCTCGTATTTATGAGTCCGGCTGGTCAGAACAACTCCTGCCGGCATGTGGATCTCGCGAATATATAGGCCGGGCGTAAAGCGGTGGGTCACTGGCAGATCGACTAAGACAAGCCGACGGGCAATGGCTTCTTCGATATCGTCAACGATTTCATTCGCCTTGGCTTCAAACTCCTCCGGCGACAGATCTTTAAGTTCTGGAAAGTCTAGTTCAGCGGTCATTATGCGGTTATTACTATATCACCGAAACTGGTAAACGCGACGGGTGTGGGCGGCTCCGCGGTTTCCGGTAAAGTTTTGTTGGGCGATCTGGCTGGCCAGCATCTCCTTGGCCTTCTCGATGTGAGGAGTGATTTGCTCGCCGCCCAGGAGAATCCCCTTGGTCGCCTCGTAGATCGCTTGGTAGTTGCGAAGATACATCGCGTCCGCGTCGGCGGTATGGGGGACGAAGCGGCGTTTGGCCAAGATCCTGACCACGGGAACCACGTTGGGCAGGGTGATCCAGTATTTACGCTTGAGAAGATTGTCCGTCGGATCGACGCCCTCGCCACGGTCGACCGCGCCTTCACGCCAACTGTCATCAGTCTCGCGGTAGCCGGTGCCGCCACGAATCCACTCGTTGAGTCGATCATGCACGGGCTTGGGGTCGCCGTCGAAAGACATGTAGAGGATCGTCTCGACCTCTTGGGGTAAGAAGAACTCGCCCGTCGCATTCACTGAAAGCGTATACTCGGCCACGGTGCCGACCCATTTGCCTGCAAACATCAGTTGCTCTTCGGCCGCGTTGACCATGCGCTTCACGGCGGAGTCCGAAAGTCGGTAAGCCTCGGGCAGTTCCAGCCCGATCCGGCCCCAGTGGTAGCCGAAGGTATCATTGGCCGAAGCCAGCAACGCCTGACGGGTCGAGCGACGAGCCGCTTCGATCGCGGCCATCACGTCACGCTCAATCAGGGCCAGGGCTTGCTGCTTGAGCGCGGTCGCTACTTCCGGCTGACCAGCCGAGGTGGACAGATAACTTTCGACCATGAGCTTCTTCTGCTCGTAGGTCGGAGTCGGCGCGGGGCCGTTGTAATCCTCGCGGCGTTGGAGGAAGTCTTGCTGCGCCCCGATTTCAGTCGAAGCCTGGGACAAGTAAGTCGTCAAACGATCGGTTGGGATCGTGACCCCGTTGGGTAGTTCATTGTGCAGCTTGCCCTCGTCGCCGACCGCAGCCCGACGGGCCGCTTCGACTTGAGCCATCAGGTCACGCTCGATTAACGCTTGGCCTTCGGCTTTGAGCGCCGACGCGGCTTCGATTTGACCAGCCCCGGTCGCGATATAGGACTCCACGAACTTTTTGCGCACTTCATAGGTAAAAGGATTCGGTTTGGTTCCGCTCGAATAGTTCTCACGACGGGCCAAGAAGTCCCAGTGAGCGCCAGCCTCGGCGGCAGCTTGGCTTAGATATTCCGTCATCCGGCTCGTCGCGATCCGCACACCCTCGGGCAGTTCATTATGCAAGCGCCCCGCTTCTCCGGCCGTAGCACGGCGGGCGGCTTCAACCCCAGTCATCAAGTCACGCTCGATCGTCGCAAACGCCTCTTGTTTGAGAGACGCTGCGACATCAGGTGCCGCATTGGCCGTGGCGATATACGACTCGACCATTTTCTTGCGGGTCTCATAGGGGAAAGGATTCGGCTTTACTCCAGAGGAATAGTCCTCACGACGGGCCAAGAAGTCCCAATGGACACCCGCTTCGGTTGCCGCTTGGGCAAGGTAAGTTGTGAGCCTGTTGGTGGCAATGCGGACGCCCTCGGGAAGTTCATTGTGAAGTTGACCCTCTTCACCCGCTGCGGCACGTCGTGCCGCCTCAACTTCTTCCATGAGATCGCGTTCGATGATGGCCGAGGCTTCTTGTTTCTTGGCCGCAGCCACATCGACAGCACCACGCAGAGTTGCAATGTAGCCTTCAACCAAGGGCTTGAGCACTTCGTAAGGGAAAGGATTCGGTTTGGTTCCGCTCGAATAATCCTCGCGGCGAGCCAGAAAATCGTAATGTGCTCCGGCCTCGGTCGCCGCTTGAGTGAGATAAGTCGTCAACCGTGCCGTCGGTATCTTCACGCCATCGGGAAGTTCGTTGTGGAGCTTGCCTTCGGTTCCAGCAATCACCCGGCGCACCGCTTCGACGTTCTGCATCAAGTCACGCTCGATAATGGCAAAGGCTTCCTGCTTGATTGACGCTGCCACGTCCGGAGCGGCATTGGCCGTGGCGAGGTAAGACTCGACCAGCTTCTTGCGCACTTCGTAAGGGAAAGGATTCGGTTTGGTTCCACCCGCATAGTCTTCTCGGCGGGCAAGAAAGTCGTAATGAACCCCCGCTTCCGTGGCCGCTTGGGCGAGGTAGGTATTCATGCGGGTCGTCGAGACGCGCACACCTTCAGGGAGTTCATTGTGAAGCTGCCCCGCTTCTCCAGCCGCAGCCCTCCGGGCCGCTTCGACTTGGGCCATCAGGTCGCGTTCAACGACCGACAGGGCTTCCTGTTTGAGAGACGCTGCGACATCAGGTGCCGCATTCGCTGTCGCGATATAGGACTCGACGAGCTTCTTGCGGACTTCAAAAGAAAACGTATTGGGCTTGGTTCCCGAGGAGTAATCTTCCCTGCGGGCGAGGAAGTCCCAATGGGCCCCAGCTTCGGTCGCCGCTTGGGTGAGATAGGTCGTCAGCCGACCCGTAGCAATTTTGACGCCTTCGGGAAGTTCGTTGTGGAGCCGTCCCTCCTCGTTTGTCAGAGCCCGTCGAACAGTCTCGACATCATCCATCAAGTCACGCTCGATCAGCGAAAAGGCTTCTTGTTTGAGCGAAGTGGCAATATCGGGAGCGCCATTGGCCGTGGCGATATACGACTCGACCAGCTTTTTCCTTACTTCAAAAGAAAACGGATTGGGCTTAGTCCCCGAAGAATAATCCTCGCGCCGGGCCAGAAAGTCCCAGTGCGCTCCGGCGTCAGTCGCCGCTTGGGCAAGATAAGTCGTCATCCGAGTCGTGGGCACTTTGACCCCCTCGACCAATTCGTTGTGCAGACGACCTTCTTCCCCCGCAGCATCACGCCGGGTCTGCTCAACCAAAGCCGTCACATTGCGATCGATCAACTCCAAGGCTTGCGACTTCAGACCGCCGCCATCACCACCCGAGTCGGTCACGATCAAGGCCAAGGTCAAAAGCCTCACCACTTCGATGGGAATCAACGGATCGAACGTCGTGGCGTTGGAGGTCAGTGCGGCAAAGGTGATCGGAGTGCGCGACTTGTCTTCGCGCCGGCTGACGAAATTGTAGTGGTCGACCGCTTGCTGGTAAGCCTGATTGATGAAGCTCTTGATGCGACTTTCCGGCACCCGGTATTGAGCCACTGTTTCCAGACCGACTCGTCCGGCCAGACCGCCGAACGTGTTCTGGTTGCTCGCTGTCGCCAGAGCCTCAAACGCTGTCCGGCGCTCGCGTTCCACATCGTTCACGATATTGCGCTCGATGTAGGAATACGCCTTGGTCTCAAGCCCCTGAGACAACTCAAGCTGATTATTCTCCTCGCGCCAGATCGCAAGGATCATGTTCTTGGTCGCATCGAGATTGTCGAGGATGAGGTTACCTGTAGTCGCAACACCCGTCGTGCCGCCCGTTTGCCAGACCAGTGGCGTGCGGGCACTCTCTTCACGGCGGGAGAGGAAGTTGTAGTGGTCGATCAGCCGCCGCTGGGCCTCATCGATCCTCTGGTCGATGCGCGTGGTGTCAGTCACCGCCACGCCATTGTCGACGTAGGGTGCGAGGAGATTACGCGCTTCGAGGTAGGTCGCCATTACTGGATCCTAATCCAAGTGTTCGCCGCGACTTTTTGCCATGCCGCAGTGCCATTGGCCGCAAGCGTGGACAAGGCGGCTCCATGCAGAGTGAGCCCTGTCGAAGATACCGTCAGCGTGGTGACGATACTGCGGGAAAAGATCCTCAAGGTCTGCCCCGTCACGCTATTCGAGTTGGTCGGGAAGACAAACGTCATCGTCGCAATCGTGCTGACATGGTCGAGGAACACCGTCTCATCCAGCCCATTGGCACTGGCCGAGATGCTTGCGCCCGCAGCGGGAGTGTAAACCGACACTGTCGGCCGATTCTTCTTGGCTTCTGGTGCCGTGAGATAGGACGCAAAAGTATCCAGCAACGACTGCGGGTCGTTGGGATACTTGGTTCCTGTGGGAAGTGTTCCTGGGATTAGTGCCATAAACTTTTAGAATTTGATGCAGTAAAGCATCGCAATGTTCTTGGGTCGGGTTTCAGTGTCTCCTGTCGCGCTCGTTGTTCTCGGGGTGCTTAGGCCAGTATTACTAAACCCGTTTACCCCCAACCTTGTTGCTGAACCATCAAGACCGTTCGCATACGACACGGCTGATCTTTCATAATAGTCCGAATACGGGTGAGTGTGGCTCTTCAATGCGTCGGCTTGTTTCGCGCCAAACGCCCCAGATGCGGTGCCGTCGCTGTTCGTCCCGCTGCCGCGCACGAAGTAGCCGCGCAGGTCGGGAAGATTGAAGGTAGTTGACCCATCTCCCTGCCCGTAGGGGCTGGATGTAGTTCCAAGGGCCGTCCAGAGTGCTGAATAGGTCGTGCGCGATACTGCGGAGCCGTCTGCTGCCAACCAGCCACTCGGAGCACTATTCATCGCAAAAGGCATAACTGCGCCTGCTGGGATAGCCGCACCGGCTGCAAGTTTACCCGCCGTCACAGCCCCATCGACAATTTTATTTGTGCTTACTGTGCCGTCTGCGATGGCACTGGCTGTCCCAGAAAGATTTCCGGTCACATTTCCTGTGACGTTTCCGGTAAGATTACCTGCTACATTTGCTGTAATCGTTCCGGCCGAAAAATTGCCACTGGCATCACGAGCCACGATGGCGTTGGCCGTGTTGGCATTCGTTGCGGTGGTCGCGGAGTTAGAAACTTTTCCGGCTGTCGAGATGGTGGCCAGCTTTGTATCCGCAATCGCGGCCGAGGCGTTGATGTCCGCGTTGACGATTGTGCCGTCCACTAAGTTAGTAGATGCAACAGTGATCGCTGACGGGAGGGCTCCGGCTGCTAACTTACTAAGATCGATCGCTGCCGCTGCGTTGATGTCGGCATTGACGATGGTGCCGTCCACGATATTCGCCGAAGCAACAGTAATTCCCGTAGGCAGTGCCCCCGTGGCGAGCTTACTCAAACCAATCGCGGCCGCTGCGTTCACGTCGGCATCCACAACGACGCCGGAGCCGATGGCAGTGACACCGGAACTGTTCACCGTCACGTCGCCACTTAGAGCGGTGGCCGTGGGGACGTTGCTCGCATTACCCAAAAGCACCTGGCCCGCTGTGATATTGGCCAGCTTGGTGTGGGCAATCGCTGCGGCCGAGTTGATGTCGGCGTTGACGACCGTATCGGCAGTAATCGCTGCGGCGATTGAGATGTTGGCCGATCCATTGAACGAGGTCGCCGTTCCGGTCACGTCGCCGCTAATCGCAATGGTGCGGGCCGTTTGCAGGGCGGTCGCGGTGGCGGCATTACCCGTCGCGCTGCCAGCCAAAGTCGCGGTGATGGTTCCTGCTGAGAAATTCCCACTTCCATCCCGTGCCACGATAGCGTTGGCGGTGTTGGCACTCGTCGCGGTAGTCGCGGAATTGGCCACCTTTCCCGCCGTGGCAATCGTGGCCAGCTTGGTATCGACGATCGCCGCCGAGGCGCTGACTTTCGCGTCGGTGATATTTAGCGCCGGGATAATGTCGGCCAAGGCGACTTGACGCAAGGTGTCGTCAGTCCGACGGACGACCACGACTTCAGTTCCGGTCGGGGCAGTAACGGCAGTCTTCGCGTCGAAAACTTTGGCTTCGATCGCGCTCAACGGCGTTTTCAACGTGTCGCCGTTCTGGTTGATGACCAATTCATTGGCCGCGGCCAGAGGCGTCGAGGCGCTCTCTAGCGCCCCAATCTTCCGGTCAGATGTATAAGCTGTGGCCATGTGCTAAGATATGCGGTTATTACTGAATGAGCAACTCGTTGCCGAGGTCGTCCAAGAGTAAAAACCGGGGGATACTAAGTTCGGCGGTGCCTTGGACGGTTGCCGTGGCGTTGGTCGCGTTGGCGTAGGTGAAAGTCGTGGTGGTCGGGGTGGAAGCAATCGTATAGGTGCCGTTGAACCCAGAAGGAGTGACTCCGGCAATGATGACCGAACTGCTGGCCGAAAAGCCGTGGGCGGCTGTCGTCGTCACAGTCGTCGTGGTTCCGTTGCCCACCACCGAGGAAGTTCGGCGAGCGAGCCCCAACTGAAGCCGAAATCCATCAGGAAGACTCGACCACGAATCCATCTCCGGCTCGATGGAGGTGTCGATATTGTAGATCTCTTTCAGTGTCGCGCTCACAAGGTTCCTCCTCCCACATTTTCCACCAGCTTGTGCCCGTGCAGCATGAGCCGTCCGAGGTGGGCGCGGCCGGTCCAGTTGACGCGCAGCGTGAAGTCATGGCCCAAGTAGGCGGGCACGTCGGTTGCCAGATTGGCTGTCCTAGGTGGGGCGGGAAATCTTACTTGAGGCGCGTAGCCGCGCTCGTAGTTAAGCAACTGCGGAGGATCGGGGTCGTAAGAGGTGGGGGCATCGTTTTGCTCTAATTGGGCCCCCCAGACATAGATACCTGAAGTTCCGTCCCCCACATAACTGCTGGTGGTTCCAGATACTACGAGCCCTATTACGGCTCGCACGGTGCCCGCGCCAGTAGTGGTGGAAGTGATGGAGACCCGATACCAACCATCCGGCAACGATGTGATGATCGCGGTTGCCGTTGCCGAGAGACTGGTAATGCTGCCCCCTTCACTCAGCAAAAAGTGTGCAGTCTGGGCCGCAGAAAACGCAGACCCCGTTGTCGGGAACTGCAAATAAACTCGGCTTCTCCCCACGGCTTTCACGTATACAGAAAATGTGTAAGACGACCCAGACACGAGCGTGGGGCTAGTGCGGTATGTTTGATGAGTTCCAGATGCCGTGTCTTCTTGGAGAAGATCCACGGTCGTCTGCTGTTGAAGGGGGTCCGTTGTCGAGTTCGCCACAACCCCCACCCGTGTTTTGACCCACGAGGCGTCATCGATCGCTTCGGTGAAGGCCAAAAGGTTCTTATCCTGCAACAGAAAATCCGTGGCAAACCTCCGCTCGAACCGCTGCCATGTGGTGAAGTTCGGGTAGTCGTCGGGCCGGTAAGCGAGTTCGCACTCAAACGGAAAATCGTTACCTCCGCCGAGATCGTCAAACCAAAGGTCGCAGCGGATCAACTTCTTGAGGCTCATGTTATCCTCGAAGTCGAACGCCTTGGTTACGATGCCGGCTTCGATTTGACGCGGACCTTCGACCGGAAAGTCATATTCGTCCTCTTTGGTTATCTGCCAGATCTCAACCCGACGCCCCGTAGCATCCTCATGGAGACACACGGCATAACAGCGCGGATCACCGTCAAAGGTTCCCGGCGCGAGCTTGATGATGCGTAGGCCGGTCCAGACTCCGTCGAAGACGGCGGCAGCTTTGCCACGCCCGCTGGAGGAAGATTGGAAGTCGAGCACAGCAATACCGTCGAACAAAGTTGGAATGGGCTGGGCGGCGTAAGTCTTCGCTTGGGCGTCGTTGTCGGCTCGGCGCGGGTATTGCCGCGGGAGACACGTCATCAAGAGACGGTTGTCGAAATTGGCAAAGCTGACGCCGTCGAGCATCCACGGCGTGTCTTGGTTCAGCACGGGATCAATCTCCGCGCTGATCGGGGTCTGACCGTAGCCATCAGATTCACCGCGGGCATTGCGGTAAGTGCGGATCCCATTGCCTTCTTTACTGCGGAAAAACAAATCGCCGTTGACTGGAATAATGCTCTCCGAGGTCGAACCGATGTTATCGAAAAGGACGCGCTGGAAACCTTGCACACTCTTCCACTGGTCACGGGGAGCCGAGACTTGGAAAGTCACTGATCCCCGTTCGCAGAACGCGATCAGGTCGCCTTGTCCTGTCGCCGTGTCTTGCACGGGGAGGAAGACCAACCCGGTGACTCTTCCCACTTTCCCCGTCGGGGCAAAGCTGCCGCCTTCGTTGAGGAAGGTGTTCTCGGTAAACCGGAGAAGGTCGCTGTCTTGGCCCGCATTGAATCGGCTGACAAAGCCGCCACTCCCCGCGCTGGTCACCGCGACAGGGATCGTAAACGTAGTCGTGGTGGGGGCGGTCGCCACGGTATAGGTCGAATTGATCGGCGGCGTGCTGCTATGACCTTGGATCGTGATCTGGTTCCCAGCGACAAAGCCGTGGTCAGTTGCCGTGGTGATGACGCTCGGGTTGGCTGCACTGGAACTGGTGATGGAAACATTGGTCGTCGAACCGCCAAAGACCAGATCGCCGGCCATGATCTCGGCTCCCTCGTTCACTGCGACAAAAAGCCGCCCCTGGCCGTAAGCCATTTGTTTCCCAATCGGAACGACTTGGGTTCCATAGTAACTGGCCCGACGCAGGGTATAGCCGTCGTAGACCCGAGGCTCATCCTGTCCGGTTTGGATGATGAGAAACTTTTCGGCTTGGCAAAAATAGACTGGGACATCGTCGGCAACCTCATCACTGAGATTGAGCCGGTAGACCGAGGCGTCGTTGAAATTCAGCGCCATGATCTTCCCGTCGGCGACCACGATCATCTGGGTGGGGTTTCCTTCGCGGGGATCCTGATAGACGGTCGCACCTTGGACATAGATCGCCCCGAGGATGTCATTCGCGTAGCGGATGCGGCTGGTCGTGCTGTTGTTGAAGTCTTCCGCGTAGGTCGAATCGATATCGCGTCTCGCGGTGATTGTTCCGGTCACTGTGCCGGTGGCCGCAGTGGGAAAAGTGAAAGTAGTCGAACTGGTGACCGTGATCGTCTGTGTCCCGTTGACCCCTGCGGGAGTGGCTCCGGCGATGGTGACCTTGTCCAGATTTTCATAGCCATGTCCACCCGTCACGGTCGCCGTGGCGATACCACTCGCAATGGAGATCGTTGCGGTCCGAACTGGCTGCGGGTTGCGCCAGTAGTCAGGCGGGATTTCGCGAAACCCAGGACGGGTCTTTGGTCCATTCCCGCCGCGGAACGTGACGTTCGTGGCATACCAAGCGGCTTCGCTTGGTGTCTGGGGCGGCTCCTTCGAGCCGTCCATTCCCGCCGGAAGGCCGCGGAAGCCGTCGATGAGACGCTCCGTATCGGCGATCACGGGATTATTCCTCCGTCATTCCGGCGCGGATGGCTTCGTCGAAGCCCATCTCCTCACCAGCGGCTTCGACTTCGGGGGCTTCCTCGGCAGCACCTTCAACGGGAAGACCGTCAACGGCGACCAAGGTGAGTCCGTCAGCTTCGAGGCGCAGGGTAGCCAGCGCGTCAAAGGTGGAGCCTTCGGTCACGCCATCGGGCGGAACCATACCTTCGGGAATAGGGAATTTCATAGTGTTTGGTTTCTACTGGCAAGCCACGCCATCATTGGCGCGACAGAGTCTAATATAGCAGCATAAGCCGCCGCGATCTCGGGAACTTCATTGATCGCCGTCCACAAATCGTCGGTCGACATTTTCTGCACAAAGTTATCCGGCGCGATTTGTTTGGTGTCGGCGTTGTAGGGGAGAAACTCGGCTTCCATCTTCCCCTGATCGACGGCGTTACTCTCCAAGAGCAGACGCTTGATCCAGAGACTCGAAAACACCACCTCGGGGGTGGCGGGGAAAACGAGCGGATTCGGTGATGGGATGTTCATGCTCAAAGTGTAGCGCCTCTTCTACCCTGGGGGCTTTGCAGGCCCCCAAGGCAGTGTGAGGTGCTACCTCTTAGTAGCAAGCGACCAAGTCGAGGGCACGCTGGCAGCGTTTGTGGCGAACCACAAAGCCGAGGTCAGGGCGCTCAACTTTCGGGCCGTAGGCGAACAGGGCGCGGAAGAAGCCGATATTAGAATCGACGTTACAATCCCTCGAAGGGATGTTCCGGAAAACAAATTCTCCGGTCCAGCTATACTGGGGATTGTATTTCATCGGGCTGGCTGCTTTCGGCTTGGGCACAAGAACCTTCAACACGTCAGCGTGATAAATCACGGTGTCGGTGTATTCCGCATTCTTGTAAGCATCCGAAACTTCCCACTTGTCACCCTTCGTCGTCGGGGTCGACGCGAACGGCTGACGGCGAACCCATGCACCGCCGACGAAGTCGTAACGGGGCGGGAATTCAACCGTGAAGAAGCGGAAGCCGCGATACACACCGGACAGACCGGGCGCTCCGAGCATCGGGGACTGGGTCTCCGATCCTTCGAAAGCGTAACGGAAGTCGTCACGGGTGTTGGCGTCTTGGCGCTTGAGGTCATGGAACGTGAAACGCTCGCCGACTGCCGCGTAGATGGGGGTCATCTCGTCGACACGGGCGAACGGATTGATGCCACCGCCTGCGTAGCCCAACTGTTCGTAAATCGCCTCGAGGATGCCCCAGGTCAATTTAGAAGTGGCGGGTGTGACAGGGAAGGTCGCACTACCGGACGGGAGGTTCGGGGCCGCGACCATTTTGGTGCCGCAAGCGTCGATATACTCGTCCTGATAAGCGTTGGTCCAAACCCATTTCGTGTTCTCAGAAAGAACGCGAACGATGTTTTTGACCTGATCTTCGACCTGCCAGGCGAACTGAAGGTCGTCCAGACAGATGTCGGGCGAGTTCAGCGCGGCCTTTTTGAGGCTGGTCTGGCGCAGGGTGATGCCGAAGTTGTCGATCGACTGACCGGCAGTTCCGCAAGTGCCACCCGCTTCGCCATCCGAGGACTCCCATGCATTGAAAGAAACCGGGCTGGACGAGAGCGTGCGCTCATAGATCGGGTAACTATATTCCGTTCCTTGCCCGTCCATCCACTGCTCACGCGGCAGATACTTCAGGTAGAAATCGGAGTTGATGATGTTCTTCGAGACATTGTTCCGGATGAGGCCGGCATGTTCCACGAAGAGAGCTTCAATATTATTGCAAGACATAATGCTTGTTTTTCTCCTAATTTGTGGGGTTATTACTTTGCCTTGATCGAGAGACGCACATGCGGTCCCGAGGCTAGTGACAACACCACGATTTTGCTTTTCTCTTCCCGTCGCGGATCGGGCTTCCTCGCGAACCTATCTTTTCTGATTTCTACCGGATGATTGCCGCTACCCGTAAACGTGAGACTAAGTTACGCTCGGTTAAGTGGTTGTCAAATTACGGGGTTATTATAAAAGCAAAGGGAGGGGGCAAAATATCCCCCTCCCTCGCGTCCGGTCACCGAAGTTTCCGGAGGGATTTTAAGATAACCCCGACTTGATCGCCGAGAAGAAGTCCTCGTGCTCGACCTTCTCCTCTTGGCCGCTGCCCACGATCGGGTCGGCTGCTCCCCCACCCGCACCAGGCTTCGCGCTCTGGTATTTCGAGAGGGTCTTGTTTAGCTCGGCCGTCTTGGCGAATAGCTGCTGCACCAACCCATAGAGGAAGGGTGAGGCTGCGGCCCGGAGAGCGACTTCGGCCCGTGCTTGGTCGCTGTCGGCCACCACGTTCCAATCCAGCCCCGTGGCGAATTGCTCGATCTCCCCGATCTTCTGGTTCCACGCATCGTCGCCTTCACGGCGGCGGAAGAGCGGAGCTTTCTCGGAGACATCGCCCCAGATCTTCTCCAGGGCTCCCCGATACTGCTTGTTGCGCTGCTCGATGAACGCTTTCTGCTGCTCGGTGTGATGTTCTTGGATCTTCTCCAAGGCGAGCTTCGCATTGTGGCGCACCTTGTTGGCGATGCCCTCGACCTTCTGCCATTCTTCCGCCATAGCGTAGAAGCGCATCCGGTCGCGGTCATTCATGCCGCTGGCCATATCGACGAGTAGCTCGGTCTGCTTCTCCGGATCGGCTTCGGCAAAGGCCACACGGGCATCCGCCTCACGGAACTCATACTTCTTGGCGAAGGATTCGAGTTGCCCGTTGATCCGTTCACGGGGCACCGCGACCGCATCTTTGAATTCCTTGGTCGCCTCGACTCGCGCAATTTGAAGCTCCCGCTCGTAGGCATCGACCGTCTCGCGGAGTTGTTTGACCTCGTCGGGGGCGACATCGGTCGAACGCTTCTCCAGTTCGGCCACCTTGGCTTCGAGTTCCTCGCGGCGATGGCGCTCCTCTTTGAGTGCCTTGCGCTGCTCGGCCCACCGCTTCATCGCGGCCTCAGTCATCGCCCCTTCGGGAGGTGCGTCGTCCGGCTCCGGCTTGGCCTCGGCTTTCTTCGGTCCGCCCAGGAGTTCGGCCAAAGCGTCGGCATCGGCCGTAGCCGGGGCTTCTTCTTTGGTCGGTTCTGCGACGGGTTCCGCTTTGGGTGCTTCGGTTTTAGTCTCGGGAGCCTTGGGGGCTTCCGCCTTGGGTGCCTCGGGCGTGGGAGCGGTGGGCTCTTTGCCGATCGAGTTGAAGGCTTCCGACAGCGAACGAGCCGCGTCGAAAGTCATGGTTCCACCAGTCTCGGATAGCTCCGGGGTAACGGTGGATTGTGTTTGGTTGTCCGACGCCGGCGCGGACTCATTCCTCGGCGTGTTTGCTTCTGCCATAAATTATTCGTCGACCAAGTTCGGCATCAGATCTTTGGTCGAGGGGACGACCTTGATTGGGGTCGCCAAGGCTTCGAGGGAACGCAGCGCGTGGAAGAACCCTTCGCGGCGGGCGTTTTGCAGGGCGTTGAAAATTAGAAAGTCGACATCGCTCGGCACGGGCATCTCGGTCGGCTCTCCCAGATCGCGGAGCACATCGAGGGCGGCTTGCATCGAGGGATGGCGCAGCACTTCGGCGAGTCCGCCTTGGAGATGCTCGTTGCGGCGGAAGGAGTTTAGATTGTGTTTCATAAAGTGGTTGCGGGGTTATTACTGCGTGGCCTGCATGTGCATCGAATCGCGGCCCCAGAAAGCCCCTGCCGCGAGCCACCCTTCCCGTGCAAAGATCTCCATGACATCGAGCGGCATGTGCGCCCGTGTCGGCCAGTGGGTGTGGAGCCCGTTGCGGGGCGCATCGAAATCAATCGCCGCCGCCCGTGCGTGGAGGCTCGGGAGACTGCCGCCGCGCATCTTGCGGTTGGCGTAGACTCCGTAGAATTTGTTGATCCCCGCCTCGCTCCGGGCTTCGTCGGTCTTGTAGCGTTTACCCAGTTCCTTGAGGATGCGCTCCAAGCTCGGGGCCAGCTTCTCGTGGACTCCGATCGAGCGGACCGTCTTAGGTCCGTTGTAGAGATACATCTTGTAAGGCACTGGGATCTGGACGACCGAGACCTTGCCGGCTGCACCGTAGAACGCGGTGAGACTTTTCTGATCCTGCTTCGGCCAAGGGTTCGGCTTGGGCATCATCGCCCGCAGATAACGCTGGGTCGCGGCGATCGACTGCGGCCCGAAGAACCCATCGGGCTCGGTGCCGACCGTCTCTTGGATGATCTTGATCTGGGTTTGGTTCACTCAGGCTTGACCACTTTTTTCCCGTCGCCCGGCTCGACCGAGACCGTTACCCTTTGATTGAGGAAGTCGTAGCCGAACCCGATTTTCGGGGTCACGCAGCCGGTGAGGAGCAAAGCCACCGCCGCGACCGCGTATTTCATTTGCGGGAGAACTTCGCGATGAAGTTCACCACCGAGCGCAGCGTCTTTTCAGGCTGGTCGCCGGGGATGAGTTCGAAGATGACGATGAGCGCGGCCAGCAGCCCGCTCACGGCACCCATGATTTCCAGCCAGTTCAGGGAACTGACCACTTGGATGATGTTGGTGATGTCCATAATATATTGTGTGGTTATTACTATCGTTGCAAAATTGCCGCCCGCAACCCGTCCATCAAGAAAGCCGAGAGCGCCCCGATCGCGGCAGCGATCCCGTAAATGGTGGACTTGGTATTCTCCAGGTGCTTGAGCCGATCGTCATGTTTTTCGAACGATCTCCGGAAGGACTCCTGGTGCTCCAAGATCAAGTCGACCTTGGTCTCCAACCGCGCCAGTCTTTCACCATCGAAGCTCATCGACAGAGATTCTTCCTTCCGTCGGCGAGAACCGTCAGGGGCCAACATGTTGAGCGGGTCGGAGACATTCATTGTTAATATGGTGCGGGGTTATGACCCCTGCAACTGCTCGAGTTGAGGCGGCTGTGCCGACTGCGCGGCGAGCCACTGCTGCGTCGCGGGGATAGCGGCCAAAACGGCGGCAAAGGCAGCAGCAAGCTCTGGCACTTCTTCCATAGCGGGGTGTAGCTGACAGCTAATCATTTGCAATTTACTTTGATCTGCCAATTCTCCTGACTCGGTTGCTGGCAAAAGACCGACATGGATGGCTCCGCTGGATACTGATGGCTGCGTAGCAGACAAACTAAAAACGTGCAGCTTGTTGAATACTTTGGCCGGAACTGGATCATTGATAATGGGTGTAGGATTGTCGAGCATAATATATGTTAGGTTGCGGCCTGAATCGGAATGCGGTATTCCGT